ATCAGAGGGATTTTTTAATATTGTAATACCTAATGTGCAACTTAGGTTTTTTTGCTAATTAAATATAACAAACATTTTTTAACTAACCAAACCCTTATAAAAATCAAAACTATCGGAATCAACCCACTTTTCAAGCTGTTTCAATTCTTTGTCCTCGTTAACATATTGATGCAATCGGTCAACGTGTAACGCACCACCACACAGACCAACACCATGTTTGATACCTAAACAGATAGGCGGCTCAAAATTGTGTGTTTTCCCTTCCAATGTTCGCCAAAGATGAATGTCAGTGTAAGGGTCGTTATCTGCACACCAATCAAACTTTAAGTTAGGTTTTATAAAAGTTGACATTGCAGACGAACGGTGAACGTGATTCATTACTTTCCAAGCCTTTAAATTCAGATTGTAATAGATAGTTTTATCCGTACCGAATATATCGGGTCGATTATTTTCAACCCATGCCGCGTACATACTTTCGAGATACTTATCTGAATACCAATCATCATTTTCAATAAATGCAATAACATCGCACTCATTCTTTGAAGCTTCCTCATATCCGTGTTTATAGCGTTGTGTTATATCCTTTTCGTTTGATTTTGGTTTGTAATTTACCAAATGAATTGATGCAGGTTTTAAGGTTTGACGTGCAATCATTTTCATACACCTATCTAAAAAAACAGGTCTATCGTTTCGGTCTGGAATGACTATCCGAATTTTCGGAATTTTGTTATACATAGCGTTAAATAATCTTTGTTTTGTTTTTCAAATATACGACAAATGGCATCAAACGCAGTCGGCTCAGAAAGAGTCTCTCGAATCGTAGGATATAAGTTGACAACGGGTGATTTTTCAAACTCGACACCTAACTTACCTATGCGAATTGCAATCTTAGCAGAAGCAAATTCAGCAAATCAATCAGGACTAGAAACAGACGCAACAGAGGTTACATCAGCGCAGCAAGCAGGTGACCTTTGGGGTTACGGAAGTCCTATTTATCACATTATGCGAATCCTTCGACCTATTTCAGGTGGAGGTGTTGGCGGTATTCCAACCGTTGTTTACGCAAATGCAGAAGTTGCTGGTTCAACTGCTAAAGTACTAGAGCTGACGCCTTCGGGAGTTGCAACTGGAAACGGTACGCATACTGTTAAAATTGCAGGACGTACGGGAATTGATGCTGAGTTTTACGATATTAACATTGAAACAGGCGATACTACGGACGATATTACGGCTAAAATCACAGATGCTGTAAACAACGTTCTTGGAAGTCCAGTAACAGCGGTTGACACTACTTATGAGGTTCAATTGACTTCAAAGTGGAAAGGTCTAACGGCTGACGAATTGACCGTAACGGTTGACACGAATGATAATGATTTAGGCATCACTTACGCAACCGTATCAACGGCTTCGGGTAGTGGTACGCCTGACGTTTCGGGTGCTTTGGCTCAGTTCGGTAACGAATGGAATACGATTGTAATTAACGGTTATTCAACTGCTACGTCTGTAATGTCAGCGTTGGAATCGTTTAATGGTATTCCCGACCCTAACAACCCAACAGGACGATACGTTGGAACTACATTTAAACCATTTGTAGCCGTAACTGGTTCAACGGCTGACGACCCGTCAAGCATTACAGACGCACGAAAAACAGAAGTAACTATCGCAATTGCACCTGCACCACTTTCTAAAGGGTTTACCTTTGAGGCGGCTGCAAACATGGTAGCACTTTGGTCACGTCAAGCACAAGATAATCCACATTTGGATGTTGCAGGACGTGATTATCCTGATATGCCGACACCGATTTCTATCGGCTCAATGGCTAATTACGATAACCGCGATTCATTCGTTAAGAAAGGATGTTCAACGGTTGACCTAGTTGCAGGAAAGTACAAAGTGCAAGATTTTGTAACTACTTATCACCCAGTTGGCGAAGTTGTTCCACAGTTTAGATATTGTCGTTCGCTCATTCAAGATTGGAATGTGTACTACGGCTATTGGTTGCGAGAATTGGCTAACGTTGTTGACCATGCTATTGCAAATGATAACGACACGGTTACGGCTTCGACTGTAATCAAACCAAAGACTTGGAAACAGGTTCTTTACAGTTACGCTGACAACTTGGCAACACGCTCATTGATTTCAGACCCTGACTTTATGAAAGAATCGTTGACGGTCAATATTAGCACAACAAACCCTGATAGGTTTGAAACATTTTTCAAATACAAACGCTCTTCTTTTGTACGTATAGCAAGTACAACGGCTGAGGCAGGATTTAACTTCGGATAATTTAGAAAACATGGCAGCAACAGGCGGTGATATATTAGAAGTAACTTGGGCGCATGAAACGCTCGGTTCAGGTACATTTTTCCCAAAGTCGGGTGAAGATTCAACATTTGACCTTGGCGGTTTGCGAGGTACAGATGATGCAAACATGATTGACGGTGGCGGTCGAAACATTAAACAATTGAACCGTGTTAGATGGTCTTTTGAAGTGATGTGTGCTTGGGATTCTGTAACAGATGAAGACCTAGAAAGTCTAACAGCTTTGGCGGGTGACCCTATTGATGCGGACTGGACAATCACATTGATAAATGGAACTGTTTATGCGGGAAAGGGTTCACCAGTTGGTGATATTCAAGGAAGTGGTAACAGTCCATCATTTACGCTAAAGGTAGCAGGTGGTGGAGTAATGGCTAAACAAGCATAAGATGGAGCAAGTAAGCATAGAAGTAGCAGAGCAGGACATCGAGCGTTGGTTAGACGGTACTAAAGTAATGCCATCTAAACGCGAAGCTGCAAAGGCTGACATCGAGATAATGACAGAAGCCATTCAGGATGGATTGTTGGTCATTAACGATGATTTGACGATAACGCACAAGTTGTTATTTCCTTTGGAGGCGGTTGATGAGTTGACGTATAAAAGTCGTTTAACGGTTGAAGAACCAAAGAGCAGACTGCGACAATTCAAGTCAGACGATGTTCATGGAATGATTCACGCTTACGTTGCTACACTTGCAAAACAGCCATTAGCTATTATAGGAAAATTAGACCGAAAGGACTATCGAATATCAACGGCTATTGCAGGTTTTTTCTTCTAAGCGGTGAAGCTATTGACAACATGATTCGTTCAGTTGTCAGGGAGCATCATTGGACACCGCAAGTAATTAACGACCTTTATTTGGATAGCCGCGACCACAGAGGTTTGGTCTATTGGTATGAAGATGTAAAGGAGGTCGCTGATGAATTGAAAAAGAAGGAAAAGAATGCAAGCCCTTAAGATACCTACCATATTTACAGCGGTAAACAAGCTATCCCCTGCGATGGCTTCAATGTCGCGTAGTGTGTCAGGATTTGCGGCACGTACAGAGGTTGCAGTTGCTAGGGCTGAGATGGCTTTCCGAAGGTTGACAATTCCGATACGTAGAGTTTCTTCGATGCTTGGTTCGTTAGGGCTAATGGTCGGAGGTGCTGCGCTAGTTGGCGGTTTTATTTCGGTTGTAAATACATTCAAGGACTTTGAACAGGCTAACGCTAACTTGTCGGCTGTCCTTGGAATGAACAAGTCCGAAATAACGGCACTTACAGACGATTCTAAAAGATTAGGTGCGACAACTGCATTTACAGCTTCTGAGGTTGCAGGATTGCAAACAGAATACGCAAAGTTAGGTTTTACGTTACCCGAAATACTCAATTCAACCGAAGCAACATTATCACTTGCAGCGGCTACAAATACAGAATTAGCACAGTCAGCTACTCAAGTAGGTGCTGCGTTGCGTTCGTTTGGTTTAGATGCTTCTGAGGCTGGTAGGGTTGCAGATGTTTTTGCAGCTAGTACGTCTAAGTCAGCATTAGACATGGAAAAGCTGAACACGGGAATGGCTATTGTCGCACCAGTTGCAAAACAGTTCGGTTTTTCAATTGAAGATTCAACGGCACTTTTAGGAGCGTTATCAAATGCAGGATTTGACGCAAGTTCAGCGGCAACTGCAACAAGAAACATATTCCTTAATATGGCAGATGCTAACGGTAAATTAGCTAAGTCATTAGGCAGACCTGTAACATCTTTAGAAGATATGCTAACAGGAATGGAAGAATTGAGGGCTGGGGGTGTTGACCTTGCTACTATGTTAGACCTTACGGACAAACGTTCGGTAGCTGCATTTGCAACTTTTTTAGATGGCACTGATTCAATAAGAAAGCTAGGAAATGAATTGTATAATGCAGAAGGTGCAGCCGCTGCAATGGCTAAAACACAACTTGATACGTTAGGCGGTTCATTGACAATACTTGAATCGGCTTATCAAGGGTTTATACTTTCGTTGGAAGATGGAACGGGAGGTCTATCAACGCAACTAAGAATGATTGTGGATGTTGCGGCTGAAATGTTTACGCTTGCTTCGGGAATGGGTGCAGCAACTTCTACACTAGATGAAAACCAAAGAACGATACGAAGTTGGGCTGAAACGATGCTATCGGCTGTAAAATTATTGGCTACTTTAATAGGCGTTCTTATTGCTTGGAAAGCTGTTATCATTCTAACTAAAGGCGCGTTATTGGCTTACAATGCTATTGCGAAAATGGTCTTTTTGGTCAACATGATTAAATACACGGCTGCAACGCAAGGATTGACGTTTGCACAGGCTGCGTTAGCAATCGCACAAGCTGAGTTAAATGCAATAATGGCTGCAAATCCAATGATGTTGACTGTGTTGGCAATAGCCGCGTTGATAGCCGTTACAGTAATTGCTATTTCATATTGGAATCAGTTCGGGGCTGCATTGATGTTTGTTATCGGAATAGTTGCAGCTTTCTTTTCGCCAATGGTTGCAGGATTTGCACTACTCGTTTCATTGGTAATGACATTTTATAACAATTGGCAGTTAATAGTTGATGCTTTTAAGAATGGCGGAATAGGAAGTGGGTTACTTCAAATAGGCAAAACGCTTTTGGATGCCGTACTTAATCCTTTGCAACAAATACTTGAAGTTGCTGCAAGAATTACGGGTGCAGATTGGATTGCAGAAGCTGCTCAAGGTTTAGAGAACTTCCGTAGAGATATGGGTGTTTACGTTGCTGAAAACGAAACAGAGACACCTGCAATAAATCCTGAAAGGTCGCGTCAAGATGCAATGATTGAGCGTCAAGAATCAGTAGATCGTTCAGAAGCTAGTGTATTGATTAGAGATGAAACAGGACGTGCAGAGGTCGAAGATAGCGGAGGTGTGCCAATATCACTAAGTTCTACATTGTCATGGCAGTAGTTGACATTTTCATAACGGAAACGGGCAACGGTGGCGACATGGAGCTAAAAGGGCGTGACGTTAAAAGCGCGTTCGGTTGGCAGAATATGGTCTATTTGGCAATGTTCGGTGGTAATCCTGCTAATCCAACCACAGCCGAACGACCCGAAAGTGAACAAGCCTTTGACTGGTGGGGCAACAAGGTAATATCCACAGAAGACGAAACAAAGTGGTTTAACTCATTAACAGAAAACACGCTTAACACTGTGGCTTTGAATAGTCAAGGACGCTCTTTGATTGAGAACGCTGTTAAAACAGACCTATCATTTATGAATGAGTTTGCTAATGTAGATGTGAACGTTCAGATAGTAGGAATTGACAAGGTTCAAATAACAATAAACATTTTGAAGCCTGACAACTTACAATCAACACAATTGATTTATCTTTGGGATGGTGTTGAGGGAAATTTGACGTTGTTGTCAGATGTGTTAGGTGCAGATTTTAACGATGATTTTAACAGTGATTTCACGATATGACAGCGACTGAACTAAAAACATTTATTGCTACCAAAATAGACACTACGGGTCGAAGGTTGACAACTGGTGTTAAAGCAATAGCGGCTTTTGATGAGTTGATTGATGCTATTTTCAGTCAGTTTGGTCAAACATATTCGGCAACTGTTAATTTGCCATCAAATGAAGATGTTGTCATAAACATTCCGTCTGATTACACGGGTAACATACGGTCTTACATTGTGTGGGATTCTAACGGGAATGACGTAACACAGAGAACTATGGTAACGAGAGGTGGAACTGAGGGGGCTAGAACATTGACAATTAATGCGGGAAAGACAACAAACAATGCGCAAGTAAACATTATAATGCAATGAAAAAGAACATTTTACATATTGTTATTCTGTTATTACCTTTTATCGGTTATTCTCAAACTGAAAACGGTCACATCAAATACAGAGATTACGGCAACTCTATTTTTGACGCAAGAACGGTTCTTTTCAGAACTGACAACACTAATTTAGACACGTTGACAAGTGTTTACGATGGTACTTTAGCATTTGACACGGTTGATGGGTCTCCTATTTATTATGATGGTAGTGATTGGTTGAACATTAGCGGTCAAGACACTTCTTTGTGGTCGATATTTGGCGATTCGTTATACGTAACAGGAAAGAATGTTGGAATTGGCACGAGTAGTCCTCAACAGGAGTTAGATGTAGATGGTGTGGCATTGATAGATTCAATTATAGTAACACTATTACAGATAACAGGAGGAGATGGAACAGATGGCGGGGTTCTTACAAGTCAAGGTGATGGTTTAGCAGATTGGGAACACCCATCCTTCGGTGAAATGGGTTTTGGTGATTCAACATTTACAATAGCGTTAACTCAGAACACACCTGCTTGGGTTACGAATCTTGAGAACGACCTTTG